CTCTCCCCCACAGCTCGACAGTTCAGGATGCGCGCAGGGCGCGCAGTTCGTTTCGCTTCAGCGCGAGTACCGGCAGATAGAGTGCCAGGCCGCCGATCCCGCCGGCAGCCAGCACGAGCAGATCGGGATGCAGCAGCCGGATCGCCAACAAAGGGTACGACCAGAACGGCAGCGCGCACAGAGTGTAATTGGAAAAACATTGATGATAGCACAACTGCTTACTCATCAAGTCCTATTACAGCCGGCAACAACTCCTACACGAAATTTCAGTTCGGTAAGTTCTCAGGTACATTTAATCAAATTTCAGCCGGTTTGTATGCTCACACTGCTGGAACCCTCACCAACATGACGCTCAAGCACCAGAAGGCAATGACTGCTGATACTGACAATATGACTTATGCAACACCAGCTACTGCAGCAAATTCAAATCTTACTGTCGATGGCACAACCGCTATTGCTATTGGATCTGGGGTAGCAGTATGGTTTGGAGCAACTGGGCCAGAAGCAACCGGAAAAGCAGCATCAATGACAACAAACCCTTGCTATACAAACTGGCTTTCAACACAACTACAGACAGCATCAAACGCAGCAGCCGGTGACATTCCTAGTCAAACACTAACATTGCAATATAACGAAAACTAAAACTATGTCAAACGAAAATAAAAAAATACAGCAAAAAACAATAGACGTTTTTTGCGCAAGATGTCAGACAGATACAGCACATACTGGAGCGGTTGACCTCAATGGTGAGCTTGTTTTTACTTGTATTGAGTGTGGTGGATTTGTCAAAGTGCCAGCCGGCATGACTGCATCAGAAATAAAAGCGCATTTTAAAGAACATAAAGAACACAATGTGGGACAAGTAAGCGTACAAGGCTCAATTGACACTCTTGATGAAGTCATGGGCGATGTCTCAGTAGAACAAGAGAAATAAGTAACGCAATACAATGCGTCGGAGCAATACAATGCTATGAAATACCTCTTTGAAGCAGAATTTTTAGACGGCACAAAGTATAAGCAAAATAAGCTTGATAGCTCTGTAAAATGGCCGGCTGTCCCCAATGAAAAAGGAATACTACAAGGTAAAAATTGCATGTCTGATATTCAAGAGGATGTTGATAAATTCAATATAGAACGCTTCACGCTGATTGAGCAAGCTCTTTTTGGTCGAAAATACACTGTTGATCTAACTGATGGTCATTTTGAAATTGATGGTGTAAAAATTGACGTTGAGGGTGAGAAGCCACTGCCAATAAAAACAAACAAGTATAAGCTGATTTACTGGATTGTTTCAACTCAGCAGCATACGACCCCAGCTCTTTTTAATAATCCCCAAAGCATCAACAAAGCACCTACGGGTGGTATTGTGGTGATTAATAGAATTGGTCAGCCACATGTTTTCCCAAAGGTAGCTAAGATGTGGGCAATTGATGAAAGGGATATACTCGATGGAGTTGAGCAAATGGTGCATAAGGTGTACGTTATGCCAGATGTCGCAGTGCCACCACGTAAATATTGTATTGGTTGGCAGACCACAATCTCAGGCAAGAGTTACCAGCAGAAAATAATCGTTGAATAAAATATATAACATCAGGCTGTGAGGACTTTATAATGAGAGTATGCCATCATCAGTTAACAAAACAATACAGACAGAGCTTTTAGCAATTACTGCTATTGCTGCAAATAACCAACAGATATCCTCAGTGCTAGATGTAAGCACAGTTTTGGCAGCCACAATATTTATAGATCATGCCCCGGACTCTGCAACGGCACCAACAAAAGGCACTGAATACAGAATTGAAGCATCAGAAAAATCCAGTGGAAACGATACATGGCGGCCAATTGTTAGTCTTGTCACTGGCATAGTTGCAGCAAATTTGAAAACCGTTTCGGGGACACTGAGCGCAGGAGCTGTTGCAGTGACGCATACGGCCGCGGGAACGTATGTACAGGATGATATTGTTTTCTTTAAAAATTCTACAATTGGAAATTCTGAATGGGGCAGACTTGTGTCAATTGGTTCAACGACTACAGAAACACTTGCAGATGGATTAACTAACGCGCAAACAAGCTCACAAATTATAAATAAATGCGAGCAGTTCGTTGTGCCGGTTGACTGCACAGCTATAAAGAGAATAAGAGTAGTCGTAAATAATAAATATCAAGCAGGAACAACGATTGCTATTGTTGCTAGAATTGCTGCAATAACAGCAGATAGTATTGGATAAAACTATGTATGATAACAATAAATACCTCAGGAAGTAGCGCAAGTGATAGTGATTTTAGCCTCATAGTAAAACCGGGTCGCAACCGCTTCATGCTTATCTTCTCCCACAATGACGGAAATAGTGGACTGGATTATGCAAGTAGCGTTACAGTAAATGGTGAGCCTGCAATACCTTTTACTAAGCTACCAGGCTCACCCACTACAAATAAATCAACATCGGTCTATTATTTCCCAAATCCACAGGTAGGCACAAACCTCATCCATGTTGTAAATACTACAAACAATTTTGATGGTAATGATGCGGTTGTATTTAATGGCGTAAATCCTTTTGAACCTTTTGGAAATAAGTTTCAAACTCTTAATGTTGTCGGTGGTGGCAGTCTTACTTTTCATCCTGAGATCTTAGGGCAGTGGGCAATTGCATCAGTGACCTCTGATGGAGCAGTTACCCCTGCTGGGTGGACTGCAATACAAAGTTACACTTATACCTTCAATCAGGCTGTTACTGCTTATAAAGAACTATATTCACTACAGGACGTTACATTGACCTGGACAAGCCCTGGCAATATGTCGGAAGTTATTTTGCTTCTTAATCCAAGCATGAACCCTTACTATGAAAGGTTAGCGCAGGCATTGCGCTATTTTGCAATGCAGGTTTTTATTAGAATACAAACAGTAACAGGTATTGCAAGGATTACAGCAGTAACAAATCAACTACAGGTTGCTATTGCAAATATAAGAGCTACAACTACACGGTTGCAAACAAGCATTGCCCGGATACAAAGAACGGTGACACAAACAATATCTGCAGTCTCACGTATCACCGTTATCACTACGAAAACATTGAGCGGTATTGCAAGGATTACAGCCACTACAGTAAGGACGCAAACTGCATTGGCACGTATCAGCACCACAGTGGCCAAATTAACTACTGCAATCTCACGTATTACAAGAGTTGTACCGCAGACAATTACAGCCCTTGCAAGAATAACAGTAACTACAATAAAAACGGTAAGTGCTACTGCCCGAATAACGGTAACAACTATAAAGACCCAAACGGCTATCTCAAGAGTTATGCAAGTTGTCACAAAAACGATCAGTGGCGTCGGACGCATTACCCGAGTTACAGCCCAGACCATTACGGCTATTTCTAGAATTACTGCGAAAACTCTAAAAACACAAAACGCAGTTGCAAGGATACTGACCACCGTTATAAAAACGCAATCAGCAATTGCACGTATAAATGTGATAGTTTCTAAGCCCATCACAGCTATAGCGCGTATTACCGCTACAACTCTCAAGGCAATTACTGCTACTGCACGCATCACAGCAACCACCTTGAGGACACAATCAGCAATTACCCGGGTTACTCAGATAGTTGTCAAAACTACAGTTTCTATTTCAAGAATTACTGCAAAAACATTGCGAACAATTACCTCAGTGGCACGTATTACGGCGACAACGACTAAAACAATAGCCAGCATTGCACGCATAACCACAACAGCTATCAAAACGCTTACTGCCATCTCAAGGATTGCCCAAATTGTCAATAAGACTGTGACTGCCATCTCAAGGATTGCCAGAATAACAAGCCGAAACATAACGGCTATTACTCGCATCTCTCAAATTGTAAATAGAACTCAGGCCGGCATCACTCGCATTTCTGTAAATGTGGCAAGAAACATTGTTTGCATTGCGCGTGTCAATGTCGTTTGGCTCAGGAATATCACCGCAACCTGTCGTGTGACTGTCAGAGCGATAAGGACAATTACATGTAGAGCCGATGTGGAGCTTGCAGTAAATAAAAGTATCACTGGAACAGCTCGTATCAAATCAGCTTTTGGATTATATAGAAACAAGTCAAGCCTTGATGCTAAAAGTAACAACTTAGCCACTGGTAATGCAGCAGAGTATTACAATTCAAATAAAATACTCACGGATCTCATAGGTTTATACTCCAACGTGTAAATTGTATAAGATGCGCAAATGTTCTCACTATAATTAAAGTATGAACTATTGCACGCAACCAGACATTGAGACATATTTAGATATTTCACTCACCGCTAATGGTCAGGCTCTTTTTGCCCTGCTCTTACCTTCCATGCAGGCATTGATCGATCAATATTGTAACCGGTCTTGGGACTTAACAAACCCCATTATTGAGAGCTTTGATGCTATTGATGTAAATTTATTGAGTCAAAACACTTTCTTTATAAAATACCCCACCATTGCCTCTATAAACTCAGTCATCATCGGTGGTGCGCCTTTTGATCTTAATTACGTCTTTAATTACAAAACGCATATTAAGCTCTCTACCACTCAGTCACTTCTTTTGCAAACACCTTTGGGGCTGCAGTCAGTGGTTATCTCTTATAACTCCGCTGCCGCAGGCGCATTACCCACACCTGTTAAATTGGCTCTCATTGAGTGGATTTCGCGGAAAATACAAACCTCACCAGATGCAAATAAAGAAGTTGCACGTACTCAAGTTGGTACCGTACTGGCGCATTATACGCCGGACAAAGTTGGTGGCATACCGGATTTTGTTAAATTGGTGTTAGATCAATACCGACTATCGCCGGTTGACCATTTTTAATATTATGCCAAGACTTACCGTAACAGACACAGTTTCGCTGTACCATCTTAAAAGGACTGGTAACAAAGAGGAGTATGATACTGCCCCAGCATACACACAAAAAAATGCGTGCATCTCACCTACTGGTACAGATATACAAACGTCTGGGGAGGTTGGTGCATTTCAGCTCTTTGAGCTTTTTTTATATGATATGACAATGGTAGTGCGCAATGCTGACAAAATCGTAACGCAAGCAGGCATAGAGTATGTTGTTGATGGTCAATCGTTTGTTATCAATAATCAATTTTTGAAGTACATACGGTGCTTAGTGAGGCAGGTAGTTTAAATATGAAAATACAATTTGTAAAATCATTGAGTAATTTAGAGGGAATTGGAGATCCAGTTGTTAAAGAAGAATTAAGAGGAAAAGTATCAAGAGTTGTTATTGGAGATACCCGAACGCTTATGTTAGTTTTACCATGTGGACATTTGGCTACTCTTGATGGGTGGAACATTACAGATATTGATACTGATTGTCCAAGCGCGACACCTTCAATTTTCTGTAAATCAAATGGTGCTTGTTGGCATGGTTATTTAACAAATGGAGAATTGAAAGAGGTTTAATTATGACGAGTTCCGGCTACGATTTATCAGTAAATGTTATAGGGGCAAAAGAGCTTGAAAAGGCACTTGCAGAAGTAGGGGACTATGCCAAAAAAGTTATTAGTCAGGCTATTAATAAAACCGCTTATGACTTAGAAAAAACAGCAAGAGCAAAAGCACCACATAAAAAGGGAGGCTTGTGGAACTCAATACATACTGACCAAGACCCTGGTCATTTAGCAAGAGTGACCGGTAATAATGTTGAGGCGCGAATTGGCACAAATCTTGAATATGCACTCGCACAAGAAAAAGGAACAAAAGGCATGACAATCAATGTCGTAAATGGCCGAAGCACAAAATATGGACGGACAAAACCGTATACCTACATCGGGAATATAGAGGCGAAGTATTATATGAGAGATGCAAAAAATGCAATGAAACCGCAACTGACGAGCAACCTACAAGAAGCATTGAGGCTGATTGTTTCGATGCTTTCAGGAAAAGGTGGTAGATTATGAGCTTTGGATATAAACCAATAAAAGATGCTATTGTCGCAATTCTTGGAACTGTTCCAAGTCTTAATGTTGTGTATGCAAAAGAAGAAAAAGCAATCAAAAAATTTCCTGCAGCAACAGTAAGTGCAAAAGAACATACTGCAGAACTGCATGATTCTGTAGCCAATTCCAAAACTTACTATCATTTTATCCGGTTGTATTTCAGAACTGATGAAACAAATGATGCAGATTACGAGGATGTACTTGAAAGCGTTGCAGACTCAGTAATAGCAGCTCTTGAGCATGACTTAACCCTGGGAGGCGTAGTTGATTGGTCGCTACCAACATCAGGGGTTTGGAAGTATGGAGACAAAGAAACAAATGTGCGGATTTTAGAAATAACACTAGCATCACGAGCGCGTGTTGTGCGGTAAGTTTTAAAAATGTATAAACGAACATTTAATTTTCAATATAATTAATTAGACATGAATAAATACAAGTACGTTGGAGATGTTGAAGTACATCTACCAGAGTTTGGAATTACAGTAAAAAAAGGTGAAATCGTAACATCTGAGAAGTCTATTAATAATCCAGACTTTAAATTAGTAACAAGTGAGGATGAAGAGAGAGTAAAAAATAAGAAATAATTATGAGTGCAGGAATATTATCACAAATCACAGTAGGTAAAGAAACCACTTGGGGTACAGCAGTTACCCCAAATAAATCTATTCCTGTTCGTCCAACAGGCGGTCTCCAAATAAAGAATAACATTCAAATGATACAGGCTATAAGAGGCCAACTTCAAAAGAATTTTGATGCGATCAAGGGCAAGGTTGCTTATGATGGAGAGTTCACAATGGATGCTTTTGCTGATTACATTGGTTACTTTCTTCTCTCAGCATTTGGACTTGATACGCCGGTGGTTCATGCGGGTGAATCAATTGTCTATGATCACGTATTCACAGAAACGGCAACAAAACCATCATTAACAATTGAGCAGGCAATTGATGTAAATACGAGGCGTTTTGCAGGGTTCATTTCTTCTGGTTTCAAGATTAGTGGAAAGGTTGGAAGTATGCTTGAGTTTACGCCAAGAGGAATGGCTAAGACACAAGCAACGTCTTCTCAAGTTTCTGCAGCTTTTTCTACAGTGCCGGCATTTAATCACGCTCAACTGCAAGTCAAAATTGGTGGTTCTGTGATTGGCGAAGTAACCAATTTTGAACTTGAATATAAAAATAGTCTTGAGATGGTATATGCGCTTGGAAATGTTGAACCGGCATATAATTCATTGTCGGGCGGATCAGAGGTCACAGGAAAGCTGGAACTCTACTTGGATAGCACTGCCCTTACGGAATTTACAAATTACGTCAATAAAACAACTCGAAGTATTGAGCTTATTGCGACAGGTGGAGCTATTGGAACCGCAGCAAATTATGTTCTTGATATTTTAGTTCCAAAAGCAGTATATGCGACAGCAGAAAGCAAGATTACTGATTCACACAACTTGCTCACAATAGAATTTAATGGCATTTACGACACTGCATCAAGCAAGCTTTTGGCCTTAACTCTCACAAATTTATTGGCAAGTTATTAAAAGATATGGATAATAAAATAATTACTACAAAACATGGGTACAAGGTTACTCTCAGACCTTTCTTGACATATGATCAATTTATAGAGCTGCAAAAAATTTGGTCAAAGGATGTTTATTTTGATCCTACTGAAAAAAATGGTGAACAAAAAGAGCCAACAATAGGTAAAATTCCAATGAACCTATTTTACGAAGCAAACAGAATGACTGTTGGTTTTTTGGTTGTAAGGATTGAAGATACCAATGGCAATGAAGTCGTAAGAGAAGATCCAACCTCACTGCCTATCCCTCCAGTTGATGGTCAAAAAATTGTTGACGAAATAAAGAAAATATCAGATGAAGCAAGTGCCGCGTTTGATAAAAAAAAAGTGACAACGAAATAAACTCAGTTTTCCAGTATTACTACAGCCAAATACCTATACCGGATGAACCACTACTTAGGAAAGTTCATATCTGCCACATTTTAGATATTACACCTGAACAATACGAAACCTATCCCGCAGCATATATAAAAAAATCACTTGATTATCTTACTGGGAAAACAAAAGCTCAGAGTGAGCTGCAGAAGAAAAATAGCTAGGCAGTAGCTGGAACTGATTTTGTATTATCGTTGAATTTAAAACCACAAACCTCACAGCTATATTCTGTTTTTTTGGAAAAAGCTACGAACCCCATAAGTAGGAAGATAATACCAATGCCAAATATAATTGTGGCAATACCTATAACAAGGAGTGCCCACGCGGTTGCCTTTGAGCTTTTAATTTTGTAGTTTTTACAATTTGGACATTGAATCTTATTCATAAATATATAAGGATAGACAAATTTCTAAGTACAATTAGTACAGAACCTATTATAGCACACAGCTATTATAGGCAAATTTTATGGATAACGCAGTATTAGAAATCGTTTTAAAAGCCAGAGATGAAGCATCAAAGACCATTCAGGAGATGGGAAAATCCGTTGAAGAAACAACGAAAAGAACAAATTTAATGGCTGATAGTTTCAAAATAGCAGGTGGCATTATGACAGCCTTTGGAGTAGCGGGAGTTGCCATTATGGGCGACTGGGTTAAAAAAGGCATTGAGGCTCAAACTACGATTGTCAAAACAAATACTCTGCTCGCGGATGAAGCAAGAGAGATGTCAACAACCTCCCAGGCAATTTATGCCAACACGGGATCAGTAAAAGAACAGACAAAAGAAATTCAAAACCAGATTGCTGAAAAACAATTGCAAATTCAACACATCAGATTGTCGACTGGAAGCCATCAAGATGAAATAAAAGCCATAAAGGAAAGTATTCTTGCTCTCAAAGATCAAAAACAAAGCCTGAAAGAAACAGGCGTGGAGCAGTCCACTGTAATAGGTTATACCAAAGCGATTACAGTGTCCTTTAAAGACCTATCGGAAGCCGCAGGGAGGGCAGCTGTAGCATATCTTAACTTAGGATTTGGTGCTGACTCAACAGCATTAGATTTTGCAAGACTATTAGGAGTAACCAAGGATATAAAAACGGCAAATGAAGCATTGGCTGATGCTGCAGATTTAGCCAGATTTAAAAGCATAAGCTTGGATGATGCGACAACCGTAATGATTCGTTCTTTTGAAGGTAGCACTAAGGCATTAAAAGCATTAGGCATCGAAGTACCAAAAGGCGCGAAGGGTCTTGAGGTGTTGGCCGCTTTGCATTCAAGACTTGCTGGTCAAGCAGAAAATTATGCAAATACTTATCAGGGCGCAATGGATAGATTCAAAGTGTCATCCGATTATTTGAAAGAGAGGTTGGGGAGAGAGCTTTTACCTACCCTTGATAGATTACTTGATAAGTTCGATCAGCTGATTGCTTGGATGAATAAATTAAGTCCTGCCACCGTTCACATGATTGCAATGACAATGGCAATGGGAACTGCTTTTGCATTACTTGTTGGTCATTTGGGAATATTCATTGGATTTTTACCTATGCTTACTCAAGGACTTGTTCAGGCAGCACCTGTCATGCTTCCTGTTGCTCTTATTCTTACTGCCATTGGAATAGCTGCTTATGCAATATATACGCATTGGCAACAAATAACTCAGGCGTTTAACGCATCAAGACCTGCCATTGATGGAGTTTTTCAATCTATGCAAAAATTCTGGTCACAGCTTCAACCGCAACTTGTCGCCTTTGGTAAGACCTTAGATAAGTTTATAAATGATGCGATAAAAGCTATCAGCGATTTTGTTAAGAAAAATCAAGGAACAATTACTGCTTTCTTCGAAGTTATTCAGGGAATATTTACCTTTGCTCTAGGATTTTTAAAAGGATTTTGGGCAGCAACCTGGCAATCTATTGCAAATGTCCTTGCTGATGCATGGCAGATTATTAAGGGAATTGTTGAGGTTGGCTGGGGTGTTATTTCTATTTTTATTAATGTAGCAATGGGTATCTTCACCGGTAACTGGAAGAAAGCGTGGGAGGGCATCAAGCTGGGTCTTAGTTATGTCTGGGATGGTATTAAGAATGTCATTGATGGCGGTGTGAAATATATGATTGACGCAATAAAACTAGCACTTGATGTGGTTATTGGCTTAGTCAATGGCACAATCGCAGGCTTTAATGCAGTCTCGGAAAAAGCATCAGGCGGAAAAATTCATATTCCAAGTATTCCTAAATTTCAAGATGGTGGCTTCGTCCCTGCAACCGGCCTTGCAGTTTTGCATGCTGGCGAGTTTGTTTTATCAAAAGCAATGCTGACCGGACAGCAGAACATACCTACTCAAATAATGAACAGCAAAACAACAAACAACACGCCTATCAATATATATGCAACGGTGGATAGCAACATTGATATGAACTTACTAGGTAACAAAATAGCTTTTGCATTAAGAAATTCAAGATAAAATATGATAACAGCATTAACACTTGGGGGCCTTGCTCTCACAAAAGACAAATGGCTTTTGCAGGCGTTTAAAAACGGTTCTTTTCCTGCTACAGTTTATACTCGATCCAAGCGTGGAGGAAAGAATGGCAGCAAGCTTGTTACGCCAACCTTTGCATCTTACCAATTTGTTGTTGATTTCCTTATTGTTGGTTCTAGCTTTTCAGATTTGGCATTACAGCGTGATGCCTTTTTAGGCATCATTGGCATTGTTCACTCCGGTGGTTCTCAAACACTTATTGCAACCCGCTCTGATAGTACGTCAAGGCAAATAGACATCAAGGCAATTACGGTCACTGGTGATCTCACAACTGATGATGGTCTCAGTTCGCTCATTGAAATTACGTTTGAGGCAGAATATCCATTTTTACAAAGTTCAAACCCAAAGAGCCAAGACGTACTGCTTTCCAACGGGGGCGGTATGTCTGTACCAATGAAAGTGCCTCTTGATCTTTCTGTTGGTCATTCAAACACCATAACAATACAAAATAACGGAAATTATGCGGCATACCCGATTTTTACATTTGTCGGCGTGCTTACAAATCCAGTCATTACCAATGTCACAACTGGTGAAGCTTTTAGCCTTACATACGCATTGCCAACAAGCAGTGATTCGATTGTAGTTGATACCTTTCTTGGCACAGTTGTCATCAAGCCATCTGGTAATGTTGGTCGGCAATATGCAAGTGGTGTTTTCTGGACTGTACCGATTAATGGCGCAATAACTGTGCAACTCACCACATCAGTTGGTGGGCAAACTGGTAAGTGCGTCATTGCCTGGAGAGATACATTTTTAAATATATAACATGACATACAAAGTTTTTCTTAAACATCTTACGACAGGTGATCTCTTTGAATTGCCTTACAGCTCAGTTAGCTGGGTTGAAGAACTAAACAATGGCGCAAACGCTACCTTTAATTTTGATTACTCAACCATAAAAGATCAAGTTTGCGCACCATATGGTACAAATGTGTTTGATCTTTTTACTGCAGTATTTTCACAAATCTGGGTTGAGGATGCTGCGGGTAATAAGCTATGGTTTGGTGTCTGCTCAGATTATCAACGCACAAAAGATGCTGCAGGAAATTACGTCTTGCAAATTGCTGCGTGTGATTATCTTGCCTTACTACAAAAAAGGCGCACTGCCTATCTCAAAACATATACTGCAGTTGATCCTGCCACAATACCCTGGGATTTAATAAATATCAATCAAACATCAGGTATTGCATCAGCAGATCTTGGTATAACGCAGGGGACAACTGTTTCAACCGGTTTGACGGTCAGCTCTGAATATAGACGGGCTGACATCAAGCAGTCAATCTCTGACATTTCAAATTATAGAGTTAAAGGTAGTTTTGATTTTGACATTGATGTGACGCTCAAGCTCAATTTATATTATCCTACCAAAGGCTCACTTCGTGCTAATGTTGTACTGGATTCTCTCACTACTCTGGCAGATGGGGTCAAAATGCCATTGCTTTTGAGTATAACTAATCGTGTTATGGCCAGAGGGCAGGGCATCAATGATGACGTGCCTGAGTCAGTCAGGATTGCGTCAAACCCAACAATAAACCAGTACACGCTGCTTGAGGACATATTGACTAATACCACAACCAGTGACACCGCAGTTCTTGCCACAGAAGGAGACAAAAAACTTGACCTTGAAAAATTGCCACTTGCTCAGATAACCAAAAAGCATGGCGATGATATTGACCTCACCTCTTACGGTTTGGGTGACACTATTATTGTGGATGTGCCAGAGGAAAATATAAGCTACGCACAGTATAGGGTTAAAAAGCGTACTGTGGATATTGAACAAACTGGCACAATGATTGCAACACTTGATTTACTGATTATATAAAGATATGGATGAGTTAAGGAAAATTATAGTTGATCTAAATAGACGGCTTGAATTAATGGAAAAAGGTCTTGTGGTCAAAATCATAACAATACCTCCAAATGACACTGGTGCTCTTGTGCCAAAGGTTGTCTCATCTGATCCTGCAAGTCCCAAGAATAATGAGGTATGGATAAACTCAACCAGTAGTCAATTGAAATGGAATAATGCAGGCACGATTAAAGCAGTAAGCCTCGTCTAAAACATTTTTGTATAAGTAAGCCTTTTTTTCTCAATATAATTAAGTCATGGCTTTACGAAGTATAAAAACAGCAGCAACAGCAATAACAGAAGCAGGCGTGTTGCAGTTTATTACTGACCTTCTAAAATTTTCAGGTATTTTTGACGTTCAAGCAGGTCATTTTGCAGTGACTGCTGGTTCAGGTCTCTCAATAAACATTGCAACCGGCAGAGCTTATTTACTCGCACCATCCGGTGGAAATGGTTACCCTGTCATCAATGATGCAGCAATTACCAATAAGGCAATAGCATCAAACGCTACAGGTAATCCACGTATTTCAACAATTGTTTTATATAAAGATCTAACTATTTCTGCAAATTCAGATGACACTAACACAACCTTTATACTTGAGGTTTTGGGTACTGCAGCATCATCGCCTGTGCCACCATCTAACTCAACAATTCAAGCTGCAGTCGGTGCGGGCAATCCTTATACACCGCTTAACAATGTCCGGGTAAATTCTGGGGCAACAGCTCCTACAAGCTTAACTGATGTGAGGCAGCAAGTTGGTTTTAGAAACGATATTTTTAACCAAGATCAATGGGTAGTATATAACCCAACAGCCGCCTCAACACTCACTCTTGATCTATCACTTGGTAAAAAATTCCAAATTAATTTACCAAACGGCGCGGTGACATTAGCACTACTTAATGTCCCACTTAATTGCAAGTCAATTGTTTTACGTTTCACACAGCCCAGTAGTGGCGCAGGTACTGTCACATATTTTGCGGGTCTTTCATGGCCAAATTCTGTAGTTCCCACACTTTCTGGTGTTAATAAATCCGATGAGTTTGGTGTTAACTTTTTAACGGTTACCAACGACAGCACAAATACAAGCGAAGGTGTACCAATTTTACAGAATGTATAAATATGACTTATGGCACTAAGACAGCTCACAGACCTGGATACAGATAAATTAAAAAGCGGTGATAGATACTCTGATGGTTCTGCTGGTGCAAAAGTATTTAATTCCACAAAAACAATAGACTCAACTGACGGTTTTTATAATTCACGTATTACTGGTTCTTCTGGTGGCAATACCGCTAGTACCCCAGACTTGGCAGATGGCACTTATAATTTGCCTTGTAAAATTATTCAAACGCAAGGAACTGGTGCAAATGCAGACCCAAATAATGAATATAACTTTTTGATTTCTGTTTCTGGTGGCGTTGCTACTTTTAGGTATAATCTCACACTCACTTTTAACACTGGCGCACAAATTGTAACCAGTAAACCTTGGTCTACGGTTGTTGTGCAAACTGGGGTGGTTATTTCACCACCTGCATGGAATGGTCAAAAAGGTGGAGAATTGTATATTTGTGCGTCCTCAAGCATCATCACGCAAGGCACTGGTTATTTTAATGTTAGTGGTCTTGGTTTTAGAGGTGGTCAGGCTGTAAGCCAGACAGATGGCTACCAAGGAGAAGGCTATAGTGGTGTAGGTGGGCAAAGTACAGCAGCAAATGGCAATGGTGGGGGTGGGGGTACAGACGGTGGGTTGCACGGAGGCTTTGGGGGTGGTTCTGGCGCATCCGGTGGAAACTCAGCCAGCGGTAATAATGGTAGTGGTGCTGGTAGTTCTGGGGGTGGGGGTACGGCTGGTAGCTCTGCCGGAAATTCCAGTCTTACCTCTATGGTGATGGCTGGGGCAGCTGGATCAGGTGGTGCGCAGTACAGTGGTAATTCGTCTGGCGCAGGAGCAAATAGCGCAGGTAATATTGATTTAGTTGCAAGAGTTATAAATGTATTATTCCATGCAGATGGCAATAATGGTGGAAATGCAACAAGTGGCTCCGATGCAGGGGGTGGGGCAGGTGGTACAGGAGGCAATGTGCGCTGTAAAGGTCAATCAATTACATTCCAAAGTGGCTGTACCGCAACATATGGCGTTGGTGGGGTTCATCAGGGTTCAGGGGCAGATGGTGCAACTGGTGTGAATGGTAGAGTACACGCAGATGCTCCTTCAAATGCTGCAGTCTCTGGAAGTCCAACTCCTGCGTATACATTTACAGCTCAACAAGTATTAGTAGACACAGGAGGGGCGTTTGCCTTTTTAATAAATTAACAATATGAATTTTGACAACATTAGAACAATTGCAGAAGTTATTTTGGCTATAGGTGTTTTTGCTCTCGCTGCTGGTTATACATGGTCGCAGTTTAAAAGTGGAAAAAGCGCAGCAGTGAAGGATTTAAATGATACGTTGAACGAACTATTAAAAGCGAGAGATGTGCAAATTGCTGACCTAGTGGCAATGTCAAAAAGCAATACGCAGAGAATTGCATACCTTGAAGGTCAAGTTGAAACGCTGTCATCAAAAAAAACAGACCTTGAGACATTGATAAAAGCTGCACTTCAAACGCATCTTGATACTCATCCAGAAGTTGCAAAAGAATTATTCCAAAATATGCAAAAAACTGCATAAAAAAGGCAAAATGTATAAAGAAACACTCAGAAATCTTTATAATTAACTGAGTAAGCTAAAAGGTTTTTAACCTCAAATATATGAGAAACTTACCTAAGATATTCAGCCAAAGAGACCCTCAATGGGCAGCACAGAGACTTGGCACAGTAGATGGCTCAACGCTTGGTCAATACGGTTGCTATGTTAGCTCTTTTGCAATGGTAGCAGCATACTACGGCAAGGACATCAACCCTTCAAAGCTAGATGATTTTTTCACCAATGGCCATGTGTACTATAATGCACAGGGCAATCATAATGACCCAGCCAACTTTGCTGCAGACAATATGTTGCAGGTCATTTATGGTGATATAGCTTTCCACAAAGTATACGACTATGCAAACAGCCCGGCAGATCTCAGTCTACTGAAAACCTTGCTTGCTGATCCCACATTGTCAGTTATTCTTGAGGTTGATTTTAACCATAACCCCGGTGACGGTATACAGACACATTTTGTTGTTGCAGTTGACTGTGATGGCAAAAAGGTGGTTATTGCTGACCCATGGCAAGTACCCGGCTCCGTGGATGACTTCACTAAAAACTACGGCAATAACCCAGCTCAAACAATCCTCAAGTTTGTAGTTTATAAAGGAAATGTGCCGGCAACGGCTAGCACATCACCTGCTGCCGGTGCAGATATGTATGGTGGGCTTGACCTCAACAATAAAGACAGCATGAGAGTGTGCGTTGATACTTTTAACAAAGTGCAGCATGGCGAACTCATAGGCAAAGATAAATATGACGCAGACCTCAAAGTAAAAGAGGATACAATCAAGGGGCTTAACGGTACAATTGAGACTGATAATACCACTATAAAAACTCAACAGGCAAAAATTGATGCGTTTCCTGCCCAGCTCAAAGCGTTACAAGATCAAATTGACGTGCTGCAACCTCAATCTGATGAGTTGGTATATACAAAAAAATTGCTTGAGCAAGCAGAGCTGGACAAAGAAGGCCTTAGAAAAACAAACCAAACGTTGACCAATTCAAATGCTCAGCTCAAAAACACATCATATACTACTGCAAAAACCTCTGTACTTGCCAGTGAGCTTTTAAAAAGGCTTGCAAATAGGGCAGTACTGAAAAGTTAGGGGGTGAATGATATGAATATAAAATCAGGTTATCGAACAACTGAATTTTGGATAACACTAGCCACTCAGGTAATTGGTATTTTTACCATTGCTGGTGTAATTGGTCAAGATCAATCAACACAGCTTGCTAAAGCTATTTCTGACATCATTATCATTCTCGCGCCGGCAGTTATCTATATCTACAACAGGACTTGGCTAAAATCAAAGACTGTTAACAATTAGTGACATATTGACCCAGCAATAATATGTTATAATTTTGGTAACATTTTGCTGTGAATTTATTTAAAAAATTATTAGTCCCAGCCTTATTTATTGTTTTATTGCTCTTTGGGTTCTTACTACGCTCAAAGATGCTTTTAAACGGAGATTTTTATTATCTTCTTGACCAATCACGCGATATGCTTCTTGCTCAAAGCATTGTCATAGACCACAAGCTTACTCTCATTGGCGCAAGAACAGGACTAGGTGGCTTATTTCATGGGGCTTTATGGATATACATGATAACACCGTTTTTCATGTTGGCAAAAGGAAACCCATTTTTTACGCTTACCCCTCTTTTTGAACTTGTAAACCTTGGCATTATAGCTGTAGGTTTCTTTGTAGGAAAACAACTATATGGTAAATGGATGGGCTTGTTGTTTGGGCTGCTTCTTACTATATCCTCAACCCTTGTTGAAACTGTACCATTCACTTCAAATGCCCAAGTGTTACCGTCAATTGTGCTTCTCTATCTTTATTCAATAATCAAATTTATGCGTGGAGAAGAGAAGTATTTTATTTTTGCCCTTCTTTTTATAGGTTTAGGCTTTCAGTTTGAGTCAGCTTTTGCAATTTTACTTGTCCCACTTACGTTACTTGCAATTCTTTTAAGAAAAAAATTACCGACATTGAAAAATACTTTGTGGGGCATTGGTGCTTTTTTCCTTGCAGTATCAACCTTTATTCTTTTTGACCTCAGGCATCAATTTCTTATGACTTCCTCAGCTTTTAAATTATTCACAAATCATGTGAAGCCACTGCCGGGATATGAGCAATATGCTGATATAGGCTTTCGTGTGCAAGATAGAATTATGAATTTATGGGGTAGTTTATTTACGCCTCTATTTGCAAAGGACTCATTGACTTCTTGGTTACTTGTGGCAGTTATTGCTTTGGGTGTATTCTTCCTTTTTAAAAACATTGTTCATGCAAAAAAGATAAAAAAACAAGAGAGAGAGTATTTATTTATTTTACTTGCGCCGGTAGTAGTATATGGTATTTATATTTTTTATCCGTTACCTTTGTGGCCGCACTACCTATTGCCAATCTCTGCACTTGCAGTTTTTGTCCTTTCGCTATCAATACAAGTAATATGGACAAAGCCAGCACTTAAGCTATTGGTAGGCATTTTCTTGGTGCTTGCCATATTGCCTGCATTATTATCAGTAAAGAATAGCTATGTCAACGCTCCGCAATATGTAGCAACAAGTGACGGGTCGTATAGTAATCAATTGGAGGTTGCAACGTGGGTGCTTAGAGACACAAAAAATCAAGAGTACGGATATTTTGTTTACACCACCGGCATACTTACATATAACATGGACTACCTGCTTTCTTGGTTGAGCAAGAAGGATAATCTTATTTTGCCTTCAAACCAAAAACACCCTACAACATATCTTATTATGTACCCACACTCTGCCAATGACAAAGACGCATATATTTATTGGAAAAATCACGTTGTAAGAACAACGGGTAAGGTTGTTTTAACAAAAACTTTTGATAGTGGGATAATTGTAGAAAAATTGCAGATACCAGCAAATGAGCAACCAGCAGATCCAAACTATTACCAAAACTTAATATTTCGTTAATTCACAAGGAGTTTTTTATAGTCTTTCCTCGCTTTTTCTGGTGAGATTCCAGTTTTTAGTCGTTGATTCTCCATATCAAGATCATGCAGGTATTTAATGAATCTTTCTTCTAGGTGTTTTTTTGTTTCCCCCCAGCGTTTTTGAGTAAAAAGAATAATAACTAATTGAATAGCGATTACAATGAGCAGCCCAAAAATAATAAAAGGCTCAAGTCTCATATGCTTCTGTACAACACAGAATTTTTTATTCGTCTCTAACTAGTAGAACACTTTTTTAGAACGGAATCAAGTCCCTCACTTTAACCCCCAATGCTCGAGCTATTTTTGTAAGCAATTTCATATTAGGTGGATACATACCTCTTTCAATTTTACTGATCCACCCCGAAGAGACATTTACTTTTTCAGCAAGCTCTTCTTGTGTCATTTCCCTTGACTGTCTTATTTTTTTCAAGCTTTTTGCCAATCGTAGGTTTTGCTTTGTTACCTTTCTTTTCTGGAACATAGCATCAGCCTAACAAGGAGTAAGGCAAATATTAAGATACATATATGTATCAATTTAGATTCAAATATGTTGTATTTCTGATACACATATATTAAAATTAACAAATGGACGCTGATTCTCAGGTTTTTTCCGATAACGACCTACGTGTCAAATTGATGGAAGCAATTCTCAGTTTTTTTGAGGGCAAGGAAAGCTTACGACAAGTAGTGGCAGCAGGTATCACGGTTCATTCTAGATCGTCCAAAAACCCAAATATAGCACAAGTTGCCTCAGAACTCAACTCCATTGGCAGTCAAATGGCTAATGGTAATAAATTGTCAAATGAGACAATCAATGAGAGATTTACGGAGATGCTTCAAAAGTTAACACCAAAGTGATTATCTAGGTTTATTGTTTATCTGACATAAAACAAATTCTTGTGTTCTCAAGTATTTTATGTATAGCTTCAAGTAAACTTCTTAATGTTTCTTTTCTCTCTGCTGATAAAAATTGCCCATTGTACTCAAGTTCATGCCTGATTTTTTCAACCCAGTTCATAAACTTTTCTGTCTTCTCTAAAGGTGTTTCTGACATAACAAAAAAGGGGTGATTTTTGGCAGCATCCCATAGGTCATCATCATTAAATGCCATATATCCAATTGTGGTTTGAACATCCTTGTGTCCTACGAGCTTGCTAATTTCTGGTAGTGGTGTTTTCTTTCGTAGATGTTCCATTATGTAGCTTGCGCGAAGATCATGGATGTGAGGGGCTGTAGTAATTCCTGCCAGCGCCAATCTTCTATGCCAGTCGTCCTCCATAATAGTGGAGGATAATTTATTACCGGCTGCTGATTGAAAAGCCAAGTCTTTTGGCTCTCTCTTCTCAAGAAAATTTTTTAGTTTCACAATAATATTATTTGGTAGGGGAACTTTATGGCTAAGGTCATTTTTAACTGTAAAGTCTGGGCGGTTTTGAATTAAAATATTGCCTTTCTCAAGGCCTATTACAATGTCGCATTTACGAAGTGACAGGCACTCGTTAAGTCTGCAACCCGTACTAGCAATTACCCAGAATGCAAGATTTCTATTTAGATCAATTTCCCATCCTTCCTGACTAAATCTTTTGGTATAGGGGACTATTACACTTAAAATCGAGTTGATCTCTTTGATGTTAAGTATTACTGGTATTCGTTTCTCTTTTGGTAAGTAATCAATTTTTTTAAAAAGATTTAAGTCAGTATGAAATTCTCTTTGGTAAATATCTATGAGGCGGATAACTCGAAGGTGGGTGTTAATCGAAACGTTTCGTAAACCTTTTTCTACAAGGTATAGTTTATATTCTGCGGCTACATCAAATGTTAATTTTCTTCTACCTAACCATTTGAAAAACAAATCGTATCTGATTCTAGTACTTTTCAT